TGTCAGGACTAGCTGAGATGGTGGGGGCTGCTATAGGATCACAAAAACCTATCGAGAATGTTGGCGCGTTTATAGGTGGTGCACTCGCACAGATGGCGATTAATTTAGGAGAGTACGCTATCTTTCATGGTCTCACAATAATAGCAATTAAGGAATCATTAGAGAGCTTAAATGGTTACCTAGTTGTAGCTGCTGGAATTGCTCTAGTTGCTCTCGGGTCAACGGTCAAAGCTTCATTAGCAAAAAGCGCATCAGATGCTGGTATTCCAGCTCTCGCAGAGGGGGGGCTTGCTTATGGTCCGACTCTCGCAATGGTCGGAGATAATAAAGGCGCGAATATAGATCCTGAAGTTGTAGCTCCACTCTCTAAGCTCAAAGGGATGCTAGGAGGTAACACTGTCCAGGTGTATGGTCGTATCTCAGGAGACGATATTGTAATAAGTAATTCGAGAGCTTCACGAGACAGAAACAGATTCTAAATGGCGTATACAGTAGCAGTATCTGAGTTTACAGATATAAAAAATACAGATTGGAAAGTCAAAGTAATTAGCTCAGTAGATCCTGGGGCTATAGACTTACCTTTTAACCTCGGACCTGACGGCTTTAATCTTACTTATGACTTCGATGAGTACGACAGATGTAAACCGATTGTAGGTAGTAGAGTACAGATAACGCTGTATCATCCAATACCGAACACAGCTTATTTTGACGCTTTCTATAACGCTCTAGACAGCTCAGAGGAGGGAACATTTAGAATAGAGATATATAGAGATCCTGACTCAACAAACGAGTTTTGGTGGGCTGGTGCGTTAATGCCTGAACAAACAGTAATCCCAGATGACTATCCACACGCTGCAGTTACTCTTACTGCTGTTGATGGCTTGGCGAATTTAAAAGGCATAGACTATAACAACGAGGGCGCAGCGTACACAGGTACAGCTCTAGTCCTGGAGCATCTGCACAACTTAATACAGAAGCTGCATATTAGTGATGTATGGAGCGCGACAGATGTGGAATTAAAGTTCTTTGAGGATTACATAGGAAAGGAGTACAAAGATTACATAGCTGGAGCTCAAAACAAACAGCTCGAGAATGCGAATATATCACATGAAGCTTATTACAATAAAGACGCGAACGGAATAAAGCAATACTTCTCTGCTTACGATGTACTCGAGAGTTTAGCGATTACTTTTAACGTCTCTGTGTTTATGGCTCAGGGCTCAATTTGGTGGGTCCCTCTTGGAGCTATTCAGTCACACGCTTCGAGTGGTACATCTATAGCAAACTTTATGCTAGGAGATGGCACGAGGACATACAACACAGTAGCAAACGTCACAACAGGCGCGATATTTGGCTCTGACTCTGCACAGTGGGAGAAGCTCAACGGATTCGAGAGGACCTCAGCTCCCTCATTTAAGCAAGTAAAAAGAACTAGAAACTACCAGGGTAATCACTCTCTTATACAAGATTCTAATTATACTCAAGCGCAAATAGTTGCTTCTGAGGTGCTCTCAGATGAAGATATCGAATATGCTGCAGATGATAGGTTTATCATAAGCGGAACGCTATTTTATGCAGCTGGAAGCTTTGGGTATATAACTCCAGACCTTGATAGAGTCGCTTCGGTAAAATTAGATATTAAGATTAAAGTTGGGGACGCTGGAGGCACTACAAATTACTTAAAGCGCAATTATTCATTTGATCCAGCTTTACCCTATCCTTTTTGGATGTGGGACTACTTAGCGCCTCCACTTTATCCAGAGGTATATCCAACAGATGCTTGGGATAATGTCACAGCTGCTTTGCCTCATATTGTGGATAGCGTTTCATGGGATACTAACCCTTCGACATATACTATTTTAACTTTTCCCTTTGATAAGTCTACAGGAACAAGAGATATAAGCAATTTAGATCCTTATACCTTCTCACAAACAAACTTAGGAAGTCCACCGTTAAATGGGTATAGTGGTATTCCGTTTAGCTTTGTATCTCCAGGGATACCAGCAGATGCAGCTGGTTTGCAAATCTCCGCAGCTTTAACTGGTGTTGATCATTTAGGAGTAGAAGATACAACTATTAAAGCAGCAACGAATGCTCATGGAGCCATTCAGTACAGAGTAGATAATTTAAGGATTACAAAATACAGCGAAGAATCTGAGCAGACATTTTCGTCTATAGATATAACAGCTAGCAATTCAGATTCTGCTCGCTACGAGATGGATCAAAGTACTACTTTAATAGGAGACTTAACTTCAGATTTTGACCTCGGGACGCTTAGAATAAACAACGGTACAAGCTATGTAAACTCTTCAGAGTGGACCAACTTACAAAGCTCTACAGCCTCGCTCTCAATAAACGGTCTAGGGGTTCGTGAGAGACTAGCAGCGAATAAAAACGCAAAAAGAATTGAGAGAGGTACTTTATACCAGAGAGGTTCAACTTACATACATCCTTACACGATACTAACTAACACAGCAGACAGCGGTAACTTTTACCAGGTGACAGGGTTAAAATATATAGCAAATCGATGTGAGTATGATATGCAGTGTATGTATCTCTCTCGTAATATAACAGGTATTACAGTAGCTGAAGACAATCCAACAGGGAAAGGACCAGCTCGACCTCCTGACGTTTTACCAACAACTAAAGGACCTGAACAACAAAGCACAATACTTGACAACTCTACAAAGCTCGGCTTCGTTACTACTGATACTTACGGGATTACTAAAGTAACAACTTCGACAGGCTCTTCAGCTCTAGATGTGAATTTACCAGTAACTAAAGCTGGGTCAGGTGAGGAGATAGTGACTATAAATACCCTCGGAGCTATGGCACCTCTTGCAGATGGGGCCTCGGGTGAGTTCTTAAAAACAGACGGCTCTGGAGCTCTCAGCTGGGCAGCTGCTGGAGGTGGTGGAGGTGGTTGGTTCGGCTCTACGACATTGCTCAAAGTAATGCCAACAGAGTGGATAATGAACGACGATTATACAAGAGGTCCAGTAGTAGTCGAGGACGATGTGACAAATGTACTAGGGATAAAAGCCCCAGCTACATCTACAGAGCTTTACGCATTTATGGCGATCCCAACTGGATACAAAGCTACACACGTACAAGTGTACACCTCATCTAATAAAACAGATAGTGTAGAGGTGTTGAGGTTTAGCCATGTAAGCGGAGCCACTGTTGCGAAAGGTACGGGAGATTTCAACACATCAATAGACATCACAGATATCTCGAGCGCAGTGGCAACAAATATCTGCATTAAACTTTTACCAGCTTCAGTAACTACAATAATCTACGGGGCAGATATAACAATCGCAACGATATGACAATAGCAGAACTTACAGCCCTCATGGAGAAGATGGAACAGGCACTTACAGAAACAGCGGGAGCAAATCACTCTAAGCCATGATAGACGCAAAGATGTGGGGGCTCAATCTATTGTGGGCTACCTGGGGCGCAGCTGTTTGGCTCGCGGATTTAAACTACATTATCGCAATAATCGGAGGCGTTACTCTTATCTGGGTAAACATAGAGAAGGCGATCACACATCGACAAAACAGAGACAAATGAGTTATATACCTTACATCTGCATAATACTTTTAAACCTCGGTAACACACGTTATAAGCTTAAGACGTTCGGTAAAATGGACGGGCACGACTTGCTTTGTATTATAATATCATTAATAGGATGCTTCACTTTAAACTAGAAGAGTTCGACTCTCCCGACCTCCCAGGGAGCGGGGCAGAGTTTATGGATGAGGAGTTTCTCAATCTATTGGACAGGGCGCGAGACGCTGCTGGCGTACCATTTAAGATAACGAGTGGCTTCAGGACTCCAGAGTACAACATCGACTTAAAGAAACGAGGGTACGCAGTAGCTCGTAACTCCTCACACCTCAAAGGACTCGCAGCAGATATCGCTGTTACAAGCTCCGCAAATAGGCTCATAATACTAGAGAGCTTACTATTTGTCGGGTTCCGTAGGGTGGGGATTGGCAAATCCTTCATACATGTGGATTTCGATATTTCTAAATCTCAAGACGTTGTGTGGGTGTATTAACAATACACTGTTAATTACTTTTACTGTGTTAAGTTAAGAGCGGAAGTATAACTTCCTATATTTGGGGTATAAATAAATAAAATACTTTAAATATGAGCTTTTTGACTAACAATTACGAACGAGCTGCAGCTGGCAGTCAGTACCTGAAATTCGCCCCTAATGATAAGGCGACGATACGCATAATCTCAAAGCCCCTGGAAGGGATAGAGGTTTGGAAAGATAAGCAGCCTATTCGCTGGAAGTACTCAGGAGAGATGCCAAAAGAGGCGTACAACGCAGACGATAAGCCAAAGCCATTCGCAGCGTTCGGAGTATGGCACTACGAAGAGAAGACCTACAAGATATATCAGTGCTCTACTCGCTCAGTACTCCAGGAGCTCGCAAATCTCAACGAGGTCGAAGGTGATCCACTAAGCTACGATTTAACTATCACTCGCAAGGGAGCTGGACTAGATACAAAGTACTACGTAAAGTCCAGCCCAGCTAAAGAGCTTACAGAGGACGTGCTCCAGGCTTCGCAAGAGTTTGCTGCGAATGTAGACCTCGAGGCTCTATTTACTGGAGAGAATCCCTTTAAGTAATGGATATTAATAAGCTCAAGTTAAGCTTCAGTAGCTTAAAGCAATTCGGCAAATCTCCAGCTCATTTCGTAGGGTATAAAAAGCGGATCTTTAAGCAGTCCGCACCGATGCGCAGAGGGTGGTTAACTCACCTTCTCACCCTGGAGCCGAACGAAATAAGCTCTCTCATTGTGCTCGACGTAGCGACAAGAGCTAACAAGACTTACAAGGAGGCTGTTCTAATGCACCCAAAAGGAGCAGAGGGAGTCTTTACTGCGAAAGAGGTAGAAGAGGCTCAGAAGCTCGCTGAAGCGGTAAGAGAGCACCCTCTCGCTAGTAAGCTACTCAATGAAGCAGTAGAGGTCGAGAAACATCTGCACTGGGAGATGGAGGGCGTGAAGTTTCATGGCTTCGCGGATGTCATAGGAAAAGATTACGTAGCAGACTTAAAAATCACAGATAACGAGCCAAGAAAAATACAGCGACTGGTGATGGACAACCTCTATCACATGCAGCTCGCGATGTATTCAGAAGCTGTCTTTCCTGGGCGCGATGTATCGAATTATCTCATTACGTGCGATCCTCATTCACCTCATGGAGTAGTAGTTTATGAGCTCAGTAGAGAGATGGTAGCGGATGGACTCAAACAGGCACAGCTCGAGCTCTCGATGTTTAAACCCTGGTACAAAGAATGGGATGGAGAGAGCACACCCAGGAGTTACGACTTCTATGAGCGCGAAAACGAGCCTATGATGTTAGAGCTCCCAAACTGGTACAAATGAAGGATTACATACTCAGAAAGTACGGCACGAGGAAAAACTGCGCAAAATCGCTAGGAGTAGACGTTCGAACAGTGTACAACTGGATCAACATAAACGCAATGCCTATGCTGAAGCACGCAGATAAGATTGTACAAACCTCAGATACTACCAGAGTCGAGTTGATTGGAGAGATACTATTTAACGAGGAAGAGAAGCAGTGAGTAAAGAGTTCAAAGGGGTATGGATCCCAAAGGAGATATACCAGGATAAAGATCTCAATCCGACTGAGAAGCTTATCCTCTCAGATATTGCTACTTTGGGCGAATACTTTAAAAGCAATGAAACGATAGGCAAAGAGGTCGGAGTATCCCAGTGCACAGTAAGTCGCTCAATTACTCAATTAAATGATAAAGGATATATACAAACTCAATACGATGGACGAACGAGGCTTATCAAATTGCAAAGGACCCTTATCAAATTGATAAAGCAGCCTTATCAAAATGATATAGCAGCCTTATCAAATTGCAAAGATAGTATACAGTCTAGTAAACAATCTAGTATACATATTAGTAAAGAAGTGATTTTTCCTTTTCAAAATAAGGACTTTATAGAAGCCTGGAGCGTCTGGGTACTAGAACGAAAAGAAAAGAGATTAAAGAGCTACACCCAGAGAGGGGAGCAGTCAGCTCTCCACAATCTTCAGAAGATATCTGGCGACGATTATAAAACAGCGATACAAATAATAAATAACTCAATTACTCATGGATGGCAAGGATTATTCGCTCTTAAAGAGCCAAAAACAAAGCGACCGAAACTCGATTATGAAGCAGCACGTGCTTGGGCTCGTGGAGAGAATGGATAGCGTAGCGCGTGACCTCTCACCACAAAAAGCATTTGAGAATGGGCTAGTTATTCAGTCAGCTCAGAAAGTAGATAAGGAATCTACAAATATGCTCCTTTTAAGCCAATTAGAGCGACTTGTACGAGCTGTGAACGCTACAAGGTCTTTTCAATCGCAAAGCGACTTACAAGATGCAGTTATGGATATTATAGAGATATTCCCCTCTCTTAAGATGGAGGAGATACTTCTCTGCTTTAAATACATTCGCCAGGGCAAATATGAGCTGTATGGTAACCTAACCACAAATACGCTTATTAAGTGTCTACACAATTACGAGATAGAGCACACAGTGCCATTAAGGGAGCGAAAGCATAGAGAAGCAGAGCCCTACAGCAATGCTATGATCGATTGGAAGCGTCTAAGCGATGCAATTGTACTCCCTACAGAGAAGAAGACTCTCGAGGAGGCTGGTGGATCCGTTCATTTAACCTTAGAAGACTTTAATGAGATCGCAAGAGCCCAAAAAGAAGCGTACCAAGCCCACCAAGCGCAAGACGTTAGTGAGTAACCTGGATAAGTATTTCTCACGCTTCGTGAGATGGTCCGCTGCTGACTCAGATGGTAATGTTAAATGCGCCACGTGTGAAACGATTAAGCACGTTAAAGAGATGCAGAACGGTCACTTCATGAGTCGCAGAAATTACAGCACGAGATGGCTCGTTAAGAACACAGCTCCACAGTGCTATGGATGTAACATTGGGAGCCAGGGGCAGCAGTTTAAATTTAGTAAGTACTTAGATATGAAGTACGGACCAGGGACAGCTCAACACATGGAGGATAGAGCAGCTCTCTCGCGTAAGTACACAGA